ATCACTGCCGGTGTTCCTGCCATCGCTTTTGGCGATTACAGCTACTACAACATCGGTGACCGTGGCACTCGTTCCTTTGCGGAACTCAAGGAACTCTATGCCGGTAATGGCATGGTGGGCTTTGTTGCCAAGGAGCGCGTGGACGGCAAGCTGATTCTCCCCGAGGCAGTCAAGGTTCTCAAGATGGCTACTGCCTAAGTTAGGAGGTGGCAGTGATGAGCGAACTTCTCCCCAAGGTCAAAGAGAATCTGATCCTGGAACACTCGGCAGATGATGGGCTGATTGGACGCTTCATCACTGCCGCCATTTCCTATGCGGAAAGCTATCAGCATATCCCTGCCGGGTACTACACAGAGAATGCGATGCCAGCCACTACCGAACAGGCAGTGATTATGTTGGCATCGCATTTTTATGAGTCCCGTGACGGCTCCACAGGAGGTTTCTTTGCCGACAATGTCCAAGCCGGACAGCAGGTCTGGAACACGGTCAATCTCCTTTTACGGCTCGACCGGGAATGGAAGGTGTGACATGAGTTTCGGAAAAATGAATGGCTTTGCCGACATTGTTGCTATCAAAAAGGTCAAGGACAGCGAGGGCTTCACCACCACGGTGGATGAGGTTCTCGCCTCTGTCCGGGTTTACCGAGAAGGTCGCCACGGAAGCCAGCGTTGGGCAAACCTCGCTGCGTTCTCCGAAGCAACCGATCTGTTCCGCTTCCGCAGCATCCCCGGTGTCGATATTACCACCGATCATATCATTGTGTGTGACGGTGGCCGTTACGAAATCACTTCCGTTGAGGATGTGAAAGGCCGTGGGATGTACGTGGAAGTCCTGGCAAAAAAGGTGGTGGCTACCGTTGGCAAAGGTTGATATCAAAATGCCGGATGAGTTCCTGGAAAAGATGTCTCGGCTCGGCAGTAACTTTGATGCCGTTGCCGAATCCGTCCTGGAAGCAGGTGGTGATGTGGTTTTACAAAAGACCCGCTCCACCTTGTCTTCCGTGGTTGGCTCCGGCACGAAATACGAATCACGCTCCACGGGCGAATTGGAATCGGCTCTGGGCTTGTCTCCCGTAAAGATGGATAAGGACGGCAACCACAACATCAAACTTGGTTTTGCCGAACCCCACAGCGGTGGTGTCAGCAACGCTATGCTTGCCAACATCCTGGAATATGGAAAACACGGACAGCCTGCAAAGCCCTTTCTCAAGCCCGCCAAGAGCGCATCCAAGTCTGCTTGTAAAGCAGCTATGGTACAAAAACTGGACGAGGAGGTCAAAAAGCTATGAGTGTGCTTTCGGATATCCAGTCGGCACTTTCCGGCTTGGATCTTCCCATTGAAACGGGTGTTTTTAGCGATGTGGCCCCGGATAAATACATCGTGGTCATTCCCGTCGCGGACACCTTCGACCTCCACGCAGACAACGCTCCCGGCTTGGATGTGCAGGAGGCGCGACTTTCTATTTATGCCAAGGGCAGTTATACAAAGGAAAAGAGTGCCGTTGTAAAAACGCTCCTGGCTCACGATTTTACCATAACCGACCGCAGATATATCGGTTATGAAACAGAAACCGGCTACCACCACTACGCTGTGGATGTAGCGAAATTTTATGAATTGGAGGAATAATCTATGGCTACTATTGGTCTCGATAAACTGTATTATGCCACGATCACCGAGGACGAGGACGGCAACGAAACCTACGGCACCCCGGAGCAGTTGGCAAAGGCTATGAGTGCTGACCTTTCCGTGGAACTGACGGAGGCAACCCTCTTCGCCGATGACGGTGCCGCTGAAATCATCAAGGAGTTCAAGTCCGGCACTCTCTCCCTGGGTGTGGATGATGTGGGTCCCACTATCGCATCCATTCTGACCGGTGCGACCATTGATGCCAACGGCGTCGTTATCTCTGCCGGAGAGGATGGCGGTCAGCCTGTTGCCATTGGCTTCCGTGCAAAGAAGTCCAACGGCAAGTACAAGTACTTCTGGCTGTACCGTGTGAAGTTCGGCATCCCTGCTACGGCTCTTGCCACCAAAGGTGACAGCATCACTTTCAGCACGCCTACCATCGAGGGTACGATTCTGCGTCGTAACAAGATCGACGCACAGAACAAGCATCCCTGGAAGGCAGAGGTTACCGAGGGTGATACCGGTGTCAGCGCAGACACCATTAAGAACTGGTATTTGGAAGTGTACGAGCCTTCCTATACCGCAAACGCAGAGGAATAAGGAGGACTGACCTATGAGTACGGAACGCAGTGCAAACATTATCATCGGTGGCGAGGAATACACCCTTCTGCTCACCACTAAGGCTACCAAGGACATCGCCGGTCGTTACGGCGGCTTGGAGAATCTGGGCGAGAAGCTGATGAAATCCGAGAACTTCGAGATGGCTATCGGCGAAATCGTATGGCTGATCACGCTCCTGGCAAATCAGACCATCCTTATTCACAATCTGAAGAACAAGGACAATCAGCGTGAGCTGCTCACCGAGGAAGTGGTGGAACTGCTCACCGCCCCGGCAGATTTGGCTACCTACAAGGGTGCAATCACCGAGGCTCTTTATAAGGGCACCAAGCGCAACGTTGAGAGCGAGGCTGACCCAAAAAACGCAGCGGTCGAGTAAGTGACGAAGAGTTATTTACTCGGCTTTTATATTACGGGATTGCCCATCTCCACCTAACCCAGGAGGAGGTGGGCTTTATGCCCTTTGGCTTGCTCCTGGACCTTTGGGAGTGCCACAAGCAATACTCTGGCATGGCCAAACCGAAACGGGAACATTTTATTGATGAAATCATCCCGGCGGGAATTTGACGTAGGAGGTGGTGTAGATGGCAGATGATTTTGGCTTGAAAATTGGTCTCGAAGGCGAGAAAGAATTCAAGAAATCAATCTCTGAAATCAATCAAGCCTTCAAGGTTCTCGGCTCGGAAATGAAGCTGGTAACCGCACAATTCGGTAAAAACAACACCTCCATCGAGGCTCTGACGGCAAAACAGCAGGCACTCGGCAAACAAGTCGAAGCCCAGAAAAAGAAGGTAGAAACCCTTCGTGCCGCCCTGGACAATGCATCAAAATCCTTCGGAGAAAATGACCGCCGTACCCAACAGTGGCAGATTCAGTTAAACAATGCCGAGGCTGAACTAATCGGTATGCAGGGTGAGTTGGATGAGACCACCGAAGCCCTGGAACAGGCAAGCGAAGGTATGGATGATGCCGCTGACTCCGCAGAGGAACTCGGTGAGGCTGTGGAAGATGCCGCCGATTCTGCGGACAAAGCCGGAGGTGGCTTTGAGAAGTTAGGTGGTATTGCGACCGGCATTGCCGCCACCATCGGTGCTGCTGTGGCTGCGATTTCCGCTGCCGCCGTAGCTGCCGGAGTGGAACTGGTGAAGCTGGGCGATGAATTTAATAAAGCGGTCAATCAGATCGGCGCATCTACGGGTGCAACGGGTGAAGAATTGGAGGCTCTCGGTGAGGTCGCCCAACGGGTCTATTCCCATAACTTTGGGGATAACCTGGAGGACGTTGCCGAGGGCATTTCTGTTGTTACCCGTACCACCGGGCTGATGGGTGCGGAACTGGAAAAGGCTACAGAGGCAGGCTTTGCTCTCCGTGATACCTTCGGCTATGACCTACAGGAATCTGCCCGTACCGCTTCTGCACTTATGAAAAACTTCGGTATCACAGCCGAAGAAGCATATAACATCATCGCAAACGGCGCGCAGAACGGCGCTGACCAAAACGGCGACCTTCTGGACACCCTTAACGAATATTCCGCACAGTATGCCGCCCTGGGTCTTTCTGCTGACGAGTTCTTAACGAGCCTTATCAGCGGTGCCGAAGCCGGTGTGTTCTCCATCGACAAAGTCGGTGACGCGGTTAAGGAATTTAACATCCGCGCCAAGGACGGCAGCCAGTCCACCATAGACGCATTTACCGCATTGGGTCTGAATGCCGAGGAAACCATGGCGGCTTTCGCTGCCGGAGGTGACCAGGCAAGGGATGCCTTCTTCCAGGTGGTTTCCGCTTTGGAGAGCATGGATGACCCAATGGCGAAAAACGCTGCCGCCGTTGCCTTGTTTGGCACCATGTATGAAGACCTGGAATCTTCCGTGTTGCCGGTCCTTTCTTCTATGGAGGACGGCGCATACGAAGTCACAGATGCACTCTCGCAGATAAACCAAATTAAATACAATGACCTGGAATCCGCTATCGAGGGTACGAAACGCTCCATTCAAGGTGTGTTCCTGCCAACTGTCAGCGGTCTTTCCGCAGGCATCACGGATGCACTTTCCACCCTGGGAAATGCCATCAATGAAGCCGAGGGTGATTTTACGAAAATCAGCGCCGCCGTTGGTGTGGCAATGGAGGAAATCACCTCCACCATTATGGAGTATCTGCCCATTATGTTGGATCTTGCCGGAGACCTGGTGATGGGTCTTGTCAACGGCATCATGAACAATCTGCCTACCATCATCGATACCGCTGCGACCATTGTTTTTACAGTCCTGCAAGGGCTTATGGACACGCTCCCGGCTTTGGCAGAGGGTGCGCTTCAGTTGGTCATGACCCTGGTGGACGGCATCATCGAGAATCTGCCTATGATTTTGGATGCTGCCCTAAAGATGATCGTCACCCTGGCAACGGGCATCGCAGAGTCCTTGCCGGAACTGATACCTTCCGTGGTTCAGCTTGTGATTGAGGTGGTCAACACCCTCATTGACAATCTGCCCATGATTCTGGATGCCGCCTTACAGTTGGTGACGGGGCTTGCCGAGGGTATTCTCAACGCAATCCCCGTGCTGATCGAGGCTCTGCCGGAAGTCATTATGGGCATCATCGATTTTCTGCTTGGTGCCATACCGCAGATTATTGAGACGGGCATTCAGCTGCTGACCTCCCTGGTAGCAGCCTTGCCGGAAATCATCACGGCTATTGTGGAGGCAATCCCTCAAATCATCGAGGGCATTATCACAGCCGTCCTTGAGGCAATTCCTCTTATTATCCAGGCGGGTATTGATTTGCTGATTTCTCTCATCCAGGCGCTACCGCAGATTATAACCACAATCGTGTCCGCAATCCCGGAGATTATTTCCGGCATTGTCAATGCGGTACTGAATAACATCCCTCAGATCATCATGGCTGGTGTTCAGCTTTTGGTTTCTTTGATTCAGAACCTGCCGACCATCATCGTGGAGATTGTGAAGGCCGTTCCGCAGATTATTGCCGGACTGGTTGGAGCATTGGGTAAAGGTGTCTCTGAAATGGCTGCCGTTGGTGGCAACCTCGTCCGTGGTTTGTGGTCGGGTATCCAGTCCCTGGCTTCCTGGCTTTGGGATAAGGTTTCCGGGTGGATTTCCTCCATCTGGGACGGCATCTGCGACTTCTTCGGCATTGCATCCCCGTCCAAGGAAATGGGCTGGGTCGGTGAAATGCTTGTGGACGGTCTTGCCGGTGCCATCAATAAAAACGGTGGTCAAGCTGTGGATGCCGCTATCGGCATGAGCAGTGATATTACCGATGCCATGCACGGTCTTGCTACCGACCTTGGCGCGGATATGGCAGACAACCTTACCTTCGCAGAGGTGGCAAAGAGCATCGAAGCGGACGGTCGTGCCGCCGTGAATGCCGCAGAATCCGTTTCTGTCGGGCTGAAGGACGCCATGTCGGATATCGGCAAGGAACTGGAGGTTACCGCCCCTGTTGCCGTAAAATCCGAAGTCCGCAAGGAAGAACCTATCACCTCTGAAGTCGAACCGAGCATTGAGGCACAGCCTTTGACAACCCTTGTTTCTGCTGATGGGGACAAGGCACTCTCCCTGGCTGAAACCATCTGCGAGGCAATCGCCAAGCTGTATCGGAACCTTTCTGTATCCGTACAGGATGTGTTCCACTCTTTGCAGTATGAGGTCACAGAGGCTGTTTCCAAGTTGGCAGACGGCTTCTCGCTGACAATTCCTGCCCAGGTGGATTTGGATGCCACCATCGGCGGTGCGGTTGCCACAGCGGTGCCTACGGCCTCTGTACCCACAACTACTGGAACATTGGCACTTAATCTGAACATTACGAACTTCAACAATTATTCCAATGAGGATATCCAGCAGTTGACCAACGAGATAATGGTCACTGCAGGCGAATTTGCAAAACGGAAAGGAGTGGTTTTTACGTGAATTATTTTGTGTATAACGGAGCAAGTTCTCTGGACTTTGGGCTTCGTATTGAGAGCAAGAATGTATTTTCTGCGCCCAAATACGACGTGGACTTTCTGTCCATCCCCGGCCGTGATGGTGACCTTATTGCCGGAAGCGGTCGTTACCCCAATGTCCAGGTAACCTATTCCGTGTATCTTCCTGCAAAGACACTCACCGAACTTTCCGAGCGAATCACCCTGGTGAAAAGCTGGCTCTATGGTGGACAGGACAGCTACCATACGTTGACGGACACCTACGATACAGCCTTTTACCGAAAAGCGGTGTACGCGGGAAAGTTGGACATTGAGGATGAGATGAACCGCATCGGTGTGTTCACCATCAGCTTCTCCTGTAAGCCTTTCCGCTACAGCGCGGAGGGTGATATTCCCGTTACCTTCGTGGGTGACAATTACAGCATTGACAACCCGTACCCCTTTACCAGCAAGCCTTTCATCCGTGTCATTGGCACGGGTGAAGGTTCGCTGACCTTGACCACACCGACCAAGACCTCCATCTGGACTTTCACGGATTTGGACGGGTATTTGGATATCGATTCGGAGCAAATGAACTTTTACAAGGGTGCTACTCCGAAAAACGATACGGTGTCCGGCAGCGGTTTTCCTTTGCTTTACAGCGGACCCAACGAGGTGCTGTTTTCCGGGGATATCACGGAAGTGCAAATCACTCCGAGGTGGTGTTGCCTATGATCCCAATTCTCTTCAAGGCAAATGCCACCAAATTTAATACCTTCGGCATCGGCGCTCTTGCGGACTGCACCTCCTGTGAGGTCACCGAGGAGCGCAATGGTGCCTATGAGTGTGTTCTCAAATACCCGGTCGGTGGACCCATGTTCAAAGAACTTGGTGTAGAACGGCTCATCAAGGCAAAACCCAATGACACCGCTGACGAGCAGATGTTTCGCATTTACCGCATTGCCACGCCCATCAACGGTGAGGTAACGATTTATGCTCAACATCTGAGTTATGACCTCTCCAACATTGCCACGCTCCCCTGGGAAGGGGGTTCGGTTACGGCAGCAAATGCCCTGGAACATATCCTTCAGCAGACCGCCACGAGCCACAACTTCACCTGCGTTACGGACAATGCCACCTCCAATGAATTTGTCATTGAGAAACCCCAAAGTGTCCGTGCCTGCATTGGTGGTGTGACCGGGTCTTTCCTCGATATTTGGGGTGGTGAGTTTGAATGGGACAATTTCCTGGTGCGCCACCACACAGCCCGTGGTCATGATACGGGGGTTGTCATTGAGTACGGTAAGAACATGACAGAAATGGAGCATGACAGCAATTTTGCAGATGCTTATACGGATCTGATGCCGTACTGCACCACCACTTACCCGGACGGTGAAAAAGCCATCCTAACCCTTCCAGAGTCGGTACTGCCTATTACGGACACGGTGCTGATGCAGCCGAAAACCCTCATCATGGACTTTACCGACTATTTTGAGGAAGATGCCTACATCTCCGAGGAAATGCTCCGTGAGGTGGCAAACACATACCTTTCGGAAAACTCCCTGGGTACGATTCTGCCGACCCTCACCGTTTCCTTTGAACCGCTGTGGAAACAGCCGGAATACGCTGCGGTGTTGGAGCGCATTTCGCTTTGCGATACGGTACTGATTCGCCACGGAGTTTTGGGCATCTCCGCAAAGGCAAAGGTCATCACCACGAAATATGACACCCTGGCTGAAAAGTATATCTCCATCATCCTGGGTGCGACACAGGCCAATCTGCTTAACGATGTAAATACGGCAAGTGCCACAGCATCCCGGTTGAGCAAGGAGGTCAAGAAAATCCCCTCCATGATGAACGCAGCCATTGCCGGAGCAACCGACCTCATTACGGGTCAGTCCGGCGGTTATGTTGTGATCAACAAGAGTTCGGAAAACGGACAGCCCTACGAAATGCTCATTCTGGACGCTCCGAAAATTGAGGATGCGGTGAATGTGTGGCGTTGGAATATGGGTGGTCTCGGTTTTTCCTCTAACGGTTACAACGGCCCCTACGAGACCGCAATCACCCAGGACGGTCAGATTGTAGCCAACTTCATCACCTCCGGCGAACTGGTCGCCAACATCATCAAGGCGGGTGTGCTTCAGTCCCCAGACGGAGAAACCTTCGTGCTGGACTTGGATAATGGTACGTTCTCTATGAATGCGACCGGCAAATTCAGCAGCCCGGACAACAATGCCTGCATTGAAATCAACAGCCAGGAAATTGTCCTTTATGTCCGTGACACCCTTGGGCGACTCCTGGACAAGTGCCGTATCGGTTCTATGCGTGGATCGGACGATGTGGACTACCCCTACATCCTCATGGGCAACCTGGACAGCGGCGATATTGGCCTTATGAAGAAGTTCCAGAATGGTATGTGGTACGGCAACTCTGTACCCAAGGATGCCATTGGGGACTTCGCCGGGATGTACGGTGCTTCCGGCATCTTCATCAACACCGTGGAAAACAAAGCCTACGTTGTTGCCGGAACGGAAATGCAGAATATTTATACGGGTGAAGCAATCGCCCGCTTTGCGTAAGGAGGTGTGGTCGGATGCCAATTGACACCATACCGATTCTATCTACGGACTATCCGCTGTTCGATTGGGATGATTATCCGTTGTCCTATTACGCATTGGGTCAGGGTGAATTGGTATCCGGCTTCCAAAAAGAAACCTGGAATGCCATCATTGACGAGACCCTTGCTGCACTCCGTGCGGCGGGTATGAGTTGGGACTCCGCTTATACCTCTGCCACAAATGCAAAGGTCACCCAGGCTTACGGACCCTTGTCGGCTAAAATGTTCAACTCGGTTCGGCATAACCTGGACTGCCTTACTCCCATCGGATGGGGCTGGGCAAAGAATCCGAATATGCGCGGATATGTCGGCAGAAACGATTTCAACGGCTATGCCGATTACGGCTTGAAGGGTGACCTTTTCTATGCGGAGTACCTACTGGAATTGGTACGCAGGCTGAACCTCACACTCTCCATAATGCGCGGAACGGCAAATCTGTCGGAGATGGAAGCACCGGTGCAATCCTTGAGCCAGTCCATTCACGGACTGATTTCAGCGAAATCTGCACCGATGAAATTTTCCGAGCCTGCCTTTTCGTCCTACATTTGCGGCATCCGATCTGTAAGGTCGGGTTCACTTCAATACAAAGGCAAGTCCACCTCCAAGAAGTATGCTCCTCTGCTCGGTTTCCGTGCCAGACCCTTGGGCGGTACAGAACTTGCTCATTCCTCCCACAAAGGAAAACAAGCTGCTCCGTTTGTCAAAGTTCTCGGAGAACATCAGTATTTAGCATACTCCTTAAGCCAAGCGGCTATGGAGATTTTTAACTGCATCTATTTGAGTTCTGCCTATGGTCTGTCAAAAAGCAATACAACAACCACGCTTTTAATTCCCAGGCCGTACCGCCTACAGGTGAATGACCAATCCACCTCTAACATTTCTGCTGCGCCGGTTGCAGTTGAACCGCATCCGATCCAAAGCACTGTGGTATCGAAAACCGATACCATATCGACAGCAAAGGCGCCTTGGGGAATGGCGGCAAAAAGCAACATCCTGTCCAAGACGGATTATTCGACAGATTTCGACCGATTACGACCGAGGCGTCTTTCTCATCAGTCGTTGTCCGGGACGAACCTCATCGCATATTTGGATAGTGCCTGGTACGCACCGATTTGGGTGAACGGCAAGCTGTATATCCGACAGGCTTATGAAGCCAATTTGACTGATGCCACACTGGAGGTGACTTGATGGCAATCACAACAGTTTTAGAAAAACAAACGCTCACCGGGTTTGCGGACTCCGGCGACAGCGTTTCCTATATGTACGCAAATTCCACGGAACTTTCTCCCTTTGAAATCGGCAGGTACTACGTGGTTTCCTGGGAAGACACCGAATACCGATGCTTGGCAAAGGAAGTAAGCGGTGTTTCTGCTCTCGGCAATGAGGGCATCTTTGGTGGTACGGAAACCGCAGAACCTTTCCTCATCGGTATCCTCGCTGCGGAAAACACCGACACGGATACCAATACGCTGATGATTTACACCACCGACACCACCACGGACAGTCACTCCATCAGCATCTCCGACTTTGGTGCTACCGCGGATGGAATCGTCCTGAAAGACTATCACGGTGTGGATGTAGGCTATGACAAGGTGGATGCCGTTATGTTCGACACCCCGGACGGCGGTACGCAAGTCTTCAGTAAGGGTGAAGCCATCAGCGGCATAACCCTGGTCTTGGATTTAGCGGACGGTGATCAAACCGTTGTGGCCCCGGAAGGAACGCTCGTACAGTCCGCTATCATCAAAAAGCCGGACGAGAT